CCTGCAAGCGGTTGGCAATGTCGGCCTGTGCAGCCTGCTGCGCCTGCGTGAACCCGGTCTGACGTTGCATTGCAGCCGTGTCTGCCGCCAGCTTGGCATATTCTCCAGCCATGACGCCCTCTGCCACGCCCTGCCGAGATCCACCAAATGCCCCAGCGGCAGACGCCTGCGCCCCAAGTTTGTTCTGCGCGATGTCCTGCTGCCGGCCAATGTCTGCCTGCGTGCGGTTGATGACCTCGTCGGTATATTGGTTCATGTATGGCGACACACTGGTGTTTGCCAGCTGATTTGAGCTGACCTGCTGCGCCGTGATCGGGGATGTTCCCGCAGACTGCGCTGCGTTGTATCCCTGACCATACACATTCATGGGCTGATACTGCATGCCGGCGCGTGCGCCAGCCATTGCATCAGTCAGACCTTGAGCCGACTGTTGATACACGTTTTGCGGCTGATTGGCCTGACCCTGCTGCGGCATTTGCGTTGGATTTTGCCCAGACTGGTTTAAGCCGCCCAGCTGACCCTGCTGTGGCGCGCCGGGTCCAGCCCCACCCTTGCCGCCTTGGCTTTGGGCCTGCTGTGGCTTTGGCATTTGCGTTTGCATTTGGGTCTGACCGCCACCCATCACGCTGTTGCCAAAATTGCCCATCATTTGCCCAAATTGGCGCAGACCGTTTGGTTGCCCCTGCTGCGGCGTTTGCATTTGCGGCTGACCGCCACCCATCATGCTGTTGCCAAAATTGCCAACTGCTTGCCCAAATTGGTTAGCCTGCGCCTGCGCTTGCGGGTTTCCTGCCTGTCCCATTATTTACCCCGATCCTGATCGCGCCGAGCGCGCTCGGCGTCCGCTGGGGACATCCACTGCCCGTCGAATTGAACAAGACTTAGTCTTGGGTCTGACGGGTCTGACGCGGCCGCCGCTGCCGCTGCCGCTGCGTCAAGCTGCCCTTGCGTCTGATACACGCCGCCAGCGCCTTGCCCAGACCCATACGGCGTCACGGGCTGCGCACCTGTCACGGGGTCAATGAACGGCGCATTGAGCGCAGCAAACTGTCCGGGCCGGATTGCCTGCAATTCCCGCAGAGCCTGTTCATACATGTCCCCTGCGCTGTATCCCATCATGCCGCCATAATTCTGCGCTTGAGGCATGCCGGCGTTTGGGTCAATCCCAGATCCCATGCCAAACGCTTGCGCGGCCTGATTGGTCCCAGCCATAGATTGCTGCATCATCGGCGTCATCGCCGCCACGCTTGCGCCATAATACGGCGTGTATCCAATCCGCCCAAGCTCGTCAGCTTTAGCAAGATTTTCTTTTGCCGCATCTTCCAAAAATTCTGGAATTTTTACTGTTGATGTGGTTTGGCCACCTAGTGACATCTAAATACCTCGCTCCATAACGACCATTGATCGTTTCCAGCCCATTTTACCAAACACGCGCTCCCAGCCAAGCCTTCCAGCCATTGTCATGCTGGAGCAACCCTGGCCTCGGCCCCATGCCGCGACACCCTCAATCATGTCCATCAGCTGATCCATTTTCCCGCCAGCCAAAAACACATGCAAAACCTTTTTGCGAGGATAACACAAAATCTCAGTGATTGCACACCCCTCTGGCGCCGGCCAGAATTGCATGCGGCCCTCGATCAGCGCATGCACGACATCCTCAAATTCATGCGTCCCGCCGCTGTATTCCATCGCCGCCTCAATCCAAGGCCGGCACCGCTCCAGCTCCCCCTCAAACGTCATGCCCTGATCCTTGTGATTGACAGCGACGTTGAAGGCGTTGCCGGCGCGTATGCCGTGGCTGGCGCCGCCTGCAAAAAGCCAGACGTGCTGTCAGTTGCCCACATAACCTCAAGATAGTCCCCTGCCGCCATCTGGAACACGGCAGACCGCGACACCACAAAACTTGCGTTATTCTGATGCAGGTTTGCGCGGATCGTGCTGCCCGGCATGTCTGACCCGTTCACGCGCGGCCAAAAACGAAAATCGACTGTTGACGATGACGTGGATGTGATCTGCGCGGAAAATGCCAAAAGATATGTGCCGCCCTCCTCAAACACGATGCGAGACGCCGGCGTCCCCAGCGTAATGCCGCTCGACATTGCCGGCGTGTCATATGTGATCGCATACGCCGTGTTGATTACCGCTGCGGTGATGTCGGCATCTTGCCCCAAAAACGCGTATCCGTCCGCAAGCACAATTTGCCGGAATTCGCCATTTTTGGAAACGACAGGATACTCGTTGATGTCGTCCCACATGATGATGCCGTCTTGCGACGCCTTGGATGACGCGCTTTTATACACCAGCTGGGAAAGCGACCGCTGCAACCAGCGCCGCAGATCCTCGGCCCATGTAAAGATATTTGTGCCGACAGGTGGGATGCCTCGCGTTGTCATCTGCGGCCACCAGGCGTCACGTCAAGGCGCATCACGCCAACGCGCCAGTTTTGGTTGCTCACAGCCTCAACCCGCATCCTGACCTGCCTGCCGGTAAACCTGACACTGGTTGGCGTTGACATCGTGTATGGCCCGTATGATCGTTCTGGCCCGTTTGGATAGAAACGCGTTTTGAATGTTGCCGTCACCTCGCCCTGCGTCTTTTCGTCTGGGATAAGATCCGTCGCGCACATCATCTGATCTCCAGCACCAATGCTGATCGGCCCGCTTTCGGCGTATGGCGTAAGGTCGCCATGCGTAAAACCTGTCTCATGGTTATACGCGACGCCGACCTTGTCAAACATTATTGGCACCTCAAACACGCCGCTGCTGATGCCTGATGACCGATCAAGCTGGCCAATCGACCAGTGATTTTCGATGTAATTGTATGCGACATAATTGTCACAGTCTTCGCCGACAGGGTAAAACCACCACACCTCGTTGCGGGTGCCAAGCGTGACGGCATGCACCTTGCTGATCTGGCTTTTGTTGATGTTGCTAAACACATGATCTGACACGTCGCACGGCATGCGCTGCACTGCGCCGCTGCTGAACGAGAAAAACCCGTTGCGGCCCATCCACATCGCGCCGCCATTGACAGATGCGACCGCCTTGCGGGAAATTGTCCCGCAATCAGACCCGACCCGCTCAAAGCCATACACAAACGGCGGCCCAGAATATGTTGCCGTGTGCGCGTCTTGGTTTGTCAGGATCAGTGCCTGGCCGCGCACGCGGATGCCACACATGATCTGCCCGTTTGTTTGCAGCGGGATGTCGCCAGCCTCGTTTGTGGCAAGCGGCGTCCACGTCGTGTTGTCTTCCCGATCGGACCATTGCACCTTTCGCGGATCTCCGCCAGCGCCAAGCGCAAACAGAAACCGCTCGTCAGTGACCATCAAAGATGAGCAACCTGTCGGCGCATTGGTGATCGCCTGAGCCGGTGTCGCCGGGTTTAGCTGCCACTCATACAGAACGCCGTCCGCGTCAGAACACGCGACCAAATATTCGCCCCATGTGTCTAAAGACCACGACGTTGCGAAGACAGGCAAGCCGGACGCGTCGCGTGGCGTGCCGTAATAGCGCACCCCATAAAAGCCGCCACCATACCCAAGGTTTTGGCTTGCATCACGGACGCCATCCGTCAAACCTGCCGGGGTGATGTCTGACGCGATCCCTCCAGCGGTGATGCTATAGAGTGCGTCGTATGCCCCGGCCGCAATGCGAATGTTGTTGGAATTATCCTGCCACGCGACAGATCCTCTGATTGGGTTTGACGCAAGATCAAAGCGCGTGTTCCAGCCCCCGACCGGGGCCATAATCCCCTCGGACCAGCGCACCAAGCTGGCATCATTCCAACGCCCGGCGGCCTGCATGTCAGTGCCGTTGCGGTATACGCCGGGCGGGATGCTGATTGGTGTCAATGCCATTGATATGCCCCAATTGGTGCTGCGCTTATTCTTCGCCTTGCGATGCGACAAACGCCGCAATGATTTCTGGTGTATGCACGGCCGCACAAACAGCCTGCACTGAGGCGTCCTCATTGCTGTAATCATCACCAGCCTGCACAACGTGGCGGTGATAGCTGCGGCTGATTTCCACATCGTCACGCATGATGATTGTGTCTGTGCGAACCTGAACTGCCTTGTAAGGCCCGACAATTTCAACCTTGCCGATTGTGGTTTGTTCTGTAAGTGCCATCGTGTTTATCTCCTGTGATGGGGTGGACTGTCCGTCAGGGTGTCTGCCCTGATATTAATTGGTCAGGTATGTGCAGCTAAAGAACAAGCCATTTGCGTTGGCGGCGTTAAGGAAGCCATTTGCTGCGTCCATTTGGCCAATGGTGCCATTGGCTGATGGTTGCGTTGTGATGATCAAACGGGCTTGGTTGTCACCCGCATAAACCCCAATGGGATACTCTGTATTGAAAACGCCAGTTTGACCAAGAGACCCACACCCATTTGAGCCAGCGTTTGTTACATTTGTTGGTGTAAACGGAAGCCCATCTATGAGGGCATTCCCAGTTGCACCAGATGCTGTGTCTGTCCGCAAACGACCTGTTACAGTTACCACATTACCAATCTTGGTGTAATATGCCTCTCGGATGTCATACGTAAACGACCCTGCACCCGTGGTGCCAGCATACGATGGTGTCCATGTGCCTTCCTCATAGTCGTCCAAGGTATTTGCTGCGTTGTATACGCCAGCCGCAGTGCCGAGGGTAACGCCACCGGGGATGATTGCATGGCCGGATGCGTCGATACGCATACGTTCTGCAGTAGCAGTGTGAAACACCATATCGGCTACATTAACACCCAACCGAACTTCGTTGGAAGTAACAGTGGTGTCTCTGAACACCAGAAAAGCTGTGCTGCCACTGCCCTCAATAATAGCAGGGACACTATCACCAGAAACGTGGAGTCTGCCAGAAGGGCTGGATGTGCCTATGCCTACATTGCCTGCAAAGTATCCACCACCAGCTTGATTGACCCAGAATTTATCAACCAATGTTGCCCCAGTTGCTGAACGGAATACTTTGTTGTTTACATTCCCACCCGAATCAAATGGATAAATCCACTGGAAACCAGCATTATCGTTGTCACCAGTAAAATTGTTTGACACACGACACAAATAACCAGTTCTTCCAGACGTAACGATAGTATTAACGCCGTAGCTAATGTTACGACCACCGATTGACGTTGTGGACGTGTTACCCGGATTGATTGTCAGGGGTGCCTCTGGGCTGGATGTGCCTATGCCTAAATTGCCACTGCTATCAATGAGGAACCTCTGCGATCCATTATCCCAAAAGGCAAGTGTGCCGTCTGAGTTTAGGTTAAGCCCCGCCTGATAGCCCTGCATGGTTGCTTCATCAGCCGTTTCAGGAAGCAATGTTGCACTTGCTGCATTGATCCACAAAGACCCTGCATTACTTGAACCGTTACCGAGAAGTGTAATAGCACCACGACCATCAAGTGTATTCCCATCGGTAGTACTGCTACGAGGGCCATTAAACTTGATGTATGAGTTTCCGTATGTTGTGCCATTGCGGTATGCACTCACCTCAACACCTGCTGCACCAGATGTGTCAGCCACCTCAAGGTTTGACGATGGGCTGGATGTGCCTATGCCCACATTGCCTGTGTTGCTGATACGCATCTTCTCACTGTTATCAACCAAAAACTCAAGGCTGCTGCTTGCGGCTTCGTTGTTTTGGTCAGCCGATAGAAGCAGCCTGCCGCCAACATTGCGAATACGATCCGTAGCAGTCGCATCAACCATGTCAAAGTTATGACCGGAGCCTGTTGTGGTGATTTGCAGATGTGTGCCTGTGGCTGAACCAGCGTCAACTTCTAATGTCGTAAACGTGCCTGCACCAGCGGATGCACCGCCAATGGTCACACCGTCGATAGTGCCGCCGTTGATGTCGACGGATGTGATTGCAATGGACGCAATTGTGCCGCCCTCAACCTTGTCGCCGCTGATCTGGTTGTCGGCAAGCGTGAG